ATGATGATTCTGAAATGTATGAAGAAGACCATATTGAAGAAGACTACATGGATGATTTAACTAATGAAACCTACAAACCTAAAGGTGTTGGTATGGGTAAACCTAAATTTGATTACAAGAAAACGACAGGTGGATTTAAAGAAGACATGAAACAAGGTCCTAAATCTGTTGGTACTGGTAAAGCAAAATTTGATTACAAAAAAGGTGCTAACATGGCGGGTAAATCTAAAGTTGTAAAATCGGAAACTAAAGAAGGTCAAGGATACAAAGACAGAGAAGACGAAAGGTTGGCAATGAAGTATGGTAAGATTGCTTCAAAAGACCTTAAGACAACTAAAGCTCGTAGAGATGACGCAGGTTTTGAAAAAAGAGAAACTAAAGAAGCGGCAAGAACTTATGGTATGGGTTCTAAAGAAGGTAGAGGATTAAGAAAAGGCATTACTCCAAACAGAAACTATGTTTATGGTAAAGGTGGTGTTAAAACTGAATCTACTCAAGAAGAAGTTAGAATGTTGAGAGAAAAGAATGAAGAATACAGAAAAGCATTAAATGTTTTCAGAGAAAAACTTAATGAAGTTGCAATCTTCAATTCAAACTTAGCTTACGCTACAAGATTGTTCACAGAACACTCAACTACTAAAAAAGAAAAAATAAATATCCTAAGAAGATTTGACGATGTTGATACTTTAAAAGAATCTAAAAATCTTTACAAGTCAATCAAAGACGAATTATCTAATGTGGATACAAAATCAATTAATGAATCAGTAGGAGCTAAATTAAATAAAACAGTAACTACAGGTTCATCAACTACTCTAATTGAATCAAAAACTTATGAAAATCCTCAATTCTTAAGAATGAAAGATTTAATGGGTAAATTAGGGTAAAAGAAACAAATTAAAATAAACTAAAATAAACTAAAAACAAAACAAATACTAAAATGGGAGCATTATTAGAATCAGGTCTTGTCGGTAACATCGGTCTTAAGCACCTTAAAGTTATCAAAGAAGACACAATCAACAAATGGGACAAATTAGGCTTTTTAGAAGGTCTTAAAGGTCACATGAGAGAAAACGTAGCACAATTATACGAAAACCAAGCATCATTCTTAATCAATGAAGCATCATCTACATCTGACACAGGTGCATTTGAAACGGTGGTTTTCCCAATCGTTAGACGTGTATTCTCTAAATTATTAGCAAACGATATCGTTTCAGTACAGGCAATGAATTTACCAATTGGTAAATTATTCTACTTTGTACCTAACATTCAGGCGTACACTGACACAACTAACTTAGCAAACACAGGTCAGCACTATGCACCGTATGGTTCACCAAACGCATCCGCAACTCAAACACCACAAAGTGGTTACGACTACAACATAACTAAAGACCTTTACGATAGATTCTACGAAGGTAACGAACCAGCATTAGACCCACCAGGTTTATTTGACTATTCTAAAGGACAATATTCTGCAATCACCAAAGATTCGAGTGGAACTGTTGCTACAAAAGTTGCAACTGTTGCTTGGGCTGGTGACCAATTAGTTGTTTCAGGATACGGAACTTCTGATTACAGAAAAGTATTAATCGTTATGTCAGGTTTTGCGTCTGCCGGAGCGGGTAAATTAATCGGTCCTGATGGTCAACCAATGGATAACGAGGCTTTCTTATCTGATTTAACTATCTATGGTATTAGTAGTAACCCAACAACAGCTGCAAATGTAAGTAACCCTTACTTATTTAGAGTTGTAACTCAAAGATATGGTAAAGGTATTGTACAATACGGTGATAACAATGCAACTGCATTATTCCCTAGCAGTGGTACAGACGGTGGTCAATATGACAACTTATGTGATGCTGAAGGTAAAATCTACTTAGAAGTTGATTTACAAGTACCTGTATGTATCACTTGTGGTGGTTCTATGGACGGTTACACAGGTTCAACATTCTCATCAAACACTACTTCTAACACTGCTTTCCAAGCTACTTACAGAATCTACAAAAACTTAGAGTTTGAAGATAGAATCGGTGAGGTATCGTTTGACCTTATGTCAGTAACAGTTTCTGTAACTGAAAGAAAATTAAGAGCTCAATGGTCTCCAGAAATGGCACAAGACGTTGCGGCATTCCACAACATCGATGCTGAAGCTGAATTAACAGCTTTATTATCTGAGCAAGTTGCAGCTGAAATCGACCGTGAAATCTTAAGAGATTTACGTAAAGGTGCAGCTTGGAACTTAAGATGGGACTACAACGGTTGGAAACGTTTGGGTTCAAGTGCAGTTCCTTACACTCAAAAAGATTGGAACCAAACTTTAATCACAGCAATCAACCAAATTTCAGCACAAATCCACAAATCTACATTAAGAGGTGGAGCAAACTGGATTGTTGTTTCTTCTGAAATCAGTGCAATCTTTGATGATTTGGAATATTTCCACGTATCAAATGCGGCTCCTGAGCAAGACCAATACAACATGGGTATTGAAAGAGTTGGTACATTAGCTGGTCGTTACCAAGTTTACCGTGACCCTTACTTCCCACCAAACCAAGTGTTAATGGGACACAAAGGAACATCATTGTTAGACACAGGTTACATCTACGCACCGTACGTACCTCTACAATTAACTCCAACTATGTACAATCCGTTTAACTTTACACCAATCAAAGGTATCATGACTAGATACGCTAAAAAAATGGTGAACAACAGATTTTACGGACGAATTACTGTAGATGGTGTTAGAACATTTGATTTAAGAGAATTGAGATAATCTATTCTTTAACAAATACACTAAAAGGGACAAGAAATTGTCCCTTTTTTTTATAGTTTTATTTTAATAATAGGTTTTTTGGTATAATTATTGTATATTTATATTATATGAAAAAATTTATACCAACAGAAGAAGAACTAAAAAATATACTTAAAATGTATAATGAAGACCTTTTGGGGTCTCATACTATTGCAGAAAAAACAGGAATTAGTAAACCAACAATTTTAAAAGTATTAAAGGAAAATGGTGTTGTTATGGGACCATCTGGTAGAAGATTTCTTGGTGGAAAAAAATCGTCAGATAAACGAAATTATTATAAACATAAAGAAAAAAAATTAAAATACCACAAAAAATGGTCTGAAAATAATAGAGAATATTTGACGGAATATCATAAAAAATGGAGAACTGAGAATGTTGATAAGTGGAGAAAAACCAAACGAGATTACGAAAGAAATCGTAAAGCTTCGGACCCCGTCTATAAACTAATCTCTAATTTCAGGACAGCCATATATCAGGTATTGAAGGAGAATAATGTGGAAAAGAATAGACATTACTTTGATATTCTACAATACACTCCTGAAGAACTGATTTCGCATTTAGAGAAACAATTCACGGATAGTATGACATGGGAGAATTATGGTGAGTGGCATGTTGACCATAAAACTCCGATATCATCTTTTAATTTTGAATCTATTGATGATGATAGTTTTATGGAATGTTGGTCATTGGAGAACCTTCAACCGATGTGGGGTAAAGAGAATATTGTTAAGGGTTCTAAACTTATTTACTAAGTTTTAAATTACAATATATTTATTTTTAGATTTTAGTTTATCAGTCCCCAGCCCTTACAAGCTGTATAGTGTTCACGGACACGAAGGTATTGGTAACATAGTCATTAACTATTATAAAATTAAAGAAAATGTATTACACAACAACTAACGTGAGTAAACCGACTGCTCACATCACAAAGAAAAAGTCGCGTCTTAAAGTTTACAATGGTCATGTCGTATTTCTTAACGACAAAGACAATTTTGAATTTGAAATTCATAATCCAACACAAAAATCAGTTCTCTGTAAAATTAAATTGAATGGCGAATACATCTCCACAAGTGGTGTTGTTATTAAACCAGGTCAAAGAGTGTTTTTAGAACGATTCCTTGACTCAAATAACAAGTTTGAGTTCAGTACCTACGAAGTAAAAGATACGTCGGAAAACAAGTCCGCAATTGATTTAAATGGGGATGTAAGAATTGAGTTCTATAATGAACAAACAGTAACAATTTATCCACATCTATCTAATGGAGGTTGGTCAAATGGTTGGGCAGGTATCAATATAGGTTCACCATATTATACGGGTAATAGGACTTTTACAACAACCAGTGGCGTTGGTGATTTTGCATATCATTCTAACACGACATCTGTTAATAACACCATTGAAACAGGTAGAGTTGAAAAAGGTGAAAAATCAAATCAACAATTTAACAACTCATACCAAAATTTTGAATATATGGTCGCGCACCAAATTAGTTTAAAACTATTACCTCTGAATACCAAAAATAAAACTACAGATGAGATTAAACAATATTGTACGGAATGTGGTACCAAGACAAAATCAAAATATAAATTTTGTCCGTCTTGCGGAAATAAGTTATAAATAAAAAGGAGTCCCGTGAGACTCC